CAGCAACTAACTCTGGATTGGGTGGTGCAGAATCACTTAAGGTTGACCAGTGGAACGTAGATAATATTAGAATTGATGGAAATATAATTTCATCAACCGATACTGATGGAGATATTAAATTAGATCCTCACGGTTCTGGTGAAATTCATATTCCAGATGATACTTTCCTATCATTTGGTGATGATAAAGATGCAAAATTTGAATATGATGAAAACGGAGTTAACCAGTTAACTTATACTGGTGCAGATCTCAGAATCAATGTTACTACAGATTCTATTGATAAGGATACTGGTGCATTAATTGTAGAAGGTGGTGTAGGTATTGAGAAAAACTTAAACGTTGGTGGAAACTTCAGCGTTGCTGGTAACTCAACCTTTGATCAAATTAAAATTGAAGATAATATTATTTCTAGTACACCAGGTAGTAGTGATACCATTTACATTGATCCATATCCTGATGGGTTAAGTAATGAAGGTACTGTTATTGTTAAGGGAAATCTTCAAGTTGATGGTACAACAACTACTGTTAACTCAACAACTTCTACCCTCAATGATCCAATCTTCCATATTGGTGATGTAACTAGCATTAGAACTGTTATGGCAGAAGCCAGCAGTGGTGCAACTTCACTGATTCTTGATTCTATTGTTGGTATCAATACTGGTGATGGAATTACTGCTGCTGCAGGTATTCCAAATAGTACCACAGTTACTGCATATAATCCTGGTACCAAAGCAATTACTATCAGTAATGCTACAAACGCTGGTATCAGTACCACAACTCAGGTAACTATCACCCACGCATACGATAGTAACACTGATAGAGGTATTTCATTCGCCTTCAATACAAGTTCTGGAGCATCTAACAACAAAGTTGGATTCTTTGGTATGGAGGATGACTCCATTGCCACTAGCACTGCAGGGGTTAATAATCACGGAACTCACGCAGATGATAGTAGAAGATGGGTTTATGTTCCTGATGCAAGTATTGCAAATAGTGTTGTAAGTGGAACTAAAGGTTTCCTTGATATTAAAGGTCTCTACTATCAGTCTGGAGATTATGCAACTGGTGGTGTTGCATATTTTGATAGTACTGGACTTCAAAGGTCTACAAATGCAGTAGCGACCCCAGTAGCAACCTCTAAGCAGATTCTAACTGCTATTACAAAAGAAACTTTAGTGTTATCAGTTGCAATTACAGCATCTGCTGGTGATATCATCAGACAAGATACTTCAAATGCATATGGTGTTGTTGAGACTGGTGTTTCTGGTGCAACAACAGTAAGTCTGATTGGTGTAGAGGGTGGTGGATTCCAAGTAGGGCAGAATCTAAGAAAGGAAGGTGCGAATGGATTTATTGCAAATCTTTCCTCAGTTCCAAACTCAGTTACTCCCATATATACTAATAAACCTCATTGGACTTCAACACTTGATGGGGGCACATTCTGAGGTAGTTAATGGAAAATCAAAGTGAAGTGGATGTTAATGTTCTCATTAAAATATACAATTCTAAATTAGCAGCAGTATCAAATCAAAACGTTCTTCTTGAAGCAAAGTTAGCAACTTTGGCACAAGATTTTAAGGAACAAACTGATGCTTTGCTTGAAGAAAATGCAGACCTCAAAGCAAAATTAGAAGGTTAATATGGCAAAACCGTCAACTAGACAAGGATTAATAGATTATTGTTTGCGTCAACTTGGTGCTCCAGTGTTGGAAATCAACGTGGATGATGATCAAATTGATGATCTGGTTGATGATACCATTCAATATTTTAATGAGCGTCATTATGACGGTGTTGAGAAAATGTACCTCAAGTACGAAATTTCTCAAGATGATATTGATAGAGGAAAAGGTGTAGATATTGCATCTGGCAATCAAGTAAATGGTAAAACTGGAGTTGGTATTGTAACTACTACAGCAACTTCTACTGGAATTGCTGCAACTACTTTCAACTTCTATGAAAACTCAAATTTCATACAAGTTCCAGATTCCGTAATTGGAGTAGAAAGACTTTTTAAATTTGATACTAGTTCAATCTCTGGTGGGATGTTTAGTATCAAGTATCAAATGTTCCTGAATGATCTTTATTATTTCAATTCAGTTGAACTTCTTCAATATTCTATGACGAAATCATATCTTGAATCTATAGATCATTTATTAACGACAGACAAACAGATCAGATTTAATAAGAGGCAAGATAGATTATATTTGGATATAGATTGGGGATCGCAGAGTGCAGGTAATTTTATTGTACTTGAGTGCTATAGAGCACTTGATCCAGAATCATTCTCACAAGTTTACAATGATAGTTTTGTCAAGAGATATTTGACAGCAATAATAAAGCGCCAGTGGGGAAGAAATCTTAGTAAGTTTAGAGGAGTAAAACTTCCTGGAGGGATTGAACTGAATGGTGCTGAAATTTTACAGCAAGCAGAACAAGAATTAAGTGATATTAAATCTCGTATGACTATGGAATATGAAATGCCACCTCTCGACTTTATTGGATAATGGCACTTAATCCTTTTTTCTTACAAGGGACTGCATCTGAACAAAGATTAGTCCAAGATCTAATAAACGAGCATCTGTCTTTTCATGGTGTTGAAGTAACTTATATTCCAAGAAAATACGTCAATACAAAGACAGTTATTGAAGAAGTACAGACATCAAAGTTTGATGATAATTTTTCTATTGAAGCATATGTCAATACTTTTGAAGGATATGGTGGAGCAGGAGATATTCTAACAAAATTTGGGGTAAGTGTAAGAGATGAGTTAATCATTACACTATCTAAAGAAAGATTTGAAGATTTTATTGCGCCATTTATGGCAGGGCAAGATGATGGAACTGATGATTCCATTATGCCTACTCCTACTCGCCCCAGAGAGGGAGATTTAGTATATTTTCCATTAGGTCAAAGATTATTTGAAGTAAAATTTGTTGAGCACGAAGATCCATTCTTTCAGTTAGGAAAGAACTACGTTTATCAACTCAAATGCGAACTCTTTGAATATGAAAACGAAGTTATCAATACAACTATTGAAACAATCGATACTCAGGTTCAGGATGAAGGATATATTACTACACTTCAATTGATTGGGATTGGTAGAACTGCTACTGCGACAGCATTAATTAGTGGTTCAGTTCCAAGTGGTTATTTAAGAACAATTCATCTAGATAATGATGGAAGTGGATTTACTTCAGTTCCGACCATCGGAATATCATCTTCACCAACAGGACAAGTTGGTGATAATGCTACTGCTGTTGGATTCTTGACAACAAGAGGTAGAGTTACCTCGATTGAAAAGATTTTGATGACAAATGCTGGTGCAGGATATACAACACCACCATCAATTACGATTACTGGAGGTGGTGGTGTTGGAGCAGCAGCAACTGCGTCTATTGAAACTAGTGGTCAAGGTGTAATCAGATTTAGTATTACCGATGGTGGAGTTGGTTATGGCACTGCACCAACCGTAACCATTACAGGTCCACCAGCAAGTGGTATTGCACATACTGCAGTTGGTATCGCTTCTATTGGTATTGATGGATCCAGTCGTATTCTCAAATCAATTTACATCAAAGATCCTGGAAGAGGATATAGTAACGCACCAACAGTTACAATTGCAGACCCAGAAACTTTAGCAGGTCTTGGAACATATCTCTTTAATGAAATTGTTATGGGATCTAGGTCTATGATACAAGCAAGAGTCAAGGAATATGATCAAGACACTCACATTCTTAAGATTTCTAATGTAAGTATTGGTTCTACACAACCAATTGGATTCTATCCTGGAGAAACTGTAATTGGACAAACATCTGGAGCAGAATATCCAGTCTTTAGTTATGTACAAGATGATACTTATGATAAATATACCGAGAACGATGAGTTTGAAACTCTCGGAGATAATCTTTTAGACTTTACTGAAACCAATCCATTTGGGACATTTTAATGTTAGGAACATATTATTATCACGAAATAGTTAGGAAAACTATTATTTCATTCGGAACTTTATTCAATGATATTCATATCCGCCATCAAGATGATGCTGGTAAAGATGTTAGTGACCTGAAAGTTCCTCTAGCATATGGTCCTAGTCAAAAGTTCCTGGCAAGAATAACCCAACAGGCAGATCTGAATAAAGCGATTCAAATTACAATGCCTAGAATGTCATTTGAAATGTCAAACATTTCCTATGATTCTACAAGAAAGTCTAGTTTAGTTCAAACTTTCAAAACTTGTGAAGATGGAACAAAGGCAAAGAAAGTCTTTATGCCCGTTCCATATAATATTGGATTTGAACTCAATATTATGTCAAAATTGAATGATGATTCATTGCAAATTTTAGAGCAAATTCTTCCATATTTTCAACCACATTTCAACTTAACTGTTGATCTAATTGACTCTATTGGAGAAAAGAGGGATATTCCTATCATCCTTGAATCTGTAAATTTTCAAGATGATTATGAAGGAAACTTTGATACAAGAAGATCCTTAATTTATACATTGCAATTTACAGCAAAAACATATCTGTTTGGTCCTGTTGCCGATAGCAGTGATGGACTTATCCGTAAGGTTCAAGTTGATATGTATACCAGCACTGATCAGAAGACTGCTAAACGTGAGATGCGCTACACCGTTACACCAACGTCCAAGATTGATAGAAATGATGATGGTGTAATCAATGAGGTAGATCATAAACTTCTCCAACCTGGTGACAACTTTGGTTTCGATGAGGACTGGGAATTTTTCTCAGATTCTAAGAAATATAGTCCCACAAGACAAACTGATATTTAATAATCATGAGTAATAATTATGAGTCCATTGACGATGCACTTAATATTGAAAGTAGCATTGTTGAATCAAAACCAATAAAACCTGTTCCCCCAAAACATGAAAGAAATGATATAACTAAAGATTATGAATATACTCGTGCCAATCTATATTCTCTCATAGAAAAAGGTCAAGAAGCAATAAATGGAATTATGGAACTTGCAGGAGAAAGTGCAAGTCCTAGAGCATATGAAGTTGCTGGACAACTTATTAAGAGTGTTGCAGATACTACCGACAAGTTGGCAGATTTGCAAAAGAAAGTGAAAGATTTAGAGCAAGATTCTGTACAGAAAGGTCCTAGTAATGTTACAAATAATGCACTGTTTGTTGGATCTACAACGGAACTGTCAAAACTGTTGAAACAAGGTTTTCTAAATAATAACGATGCTCCCATCAAATAATGGCAAAGTCCTGTAAAAAGGGTTATTACTATTGTAATACCTCCAAAAAATGCAAGAAAATTCCTAAAGGTTATCATGTAATGTCCAGTGGATATTTGATGCGGGATAATGAGCATCAGGACGAAAAGGAAACTGAAGGTAAAAAAAAGAATGGTAATGGGAATGGAAATTACTCAAATGGCAATGGCAACGGGAATGGCTCCTCTTCTGATGGAGGTGGTGAAGGCGGCGGAGGTGGCGTCTCTGAAGCATGGAGTGCGAAATATAAAAAATCCATCGATTGCGATAATCCAAAAGGATTCTCTCAGAAATCCCATTGTAGGGGTAGAGAAAAGGTAAGTGAAGGAAAAAATGGTGATCATGAAGTTGCAATGGCACAGAGTCAACTCAAAAAGTCAGCAGAAAACATCGCAAAGTTGAGAAAGGCATTAGGTAAGAAAGAAAAAAATATTCCTGCCTGGATGCAAGCAAAGATTACTGATACCGCACACGACACTGATGCTGCTGCTGGTTATGTAGATAAAATGAATGAATCGAAGAGTGGTGATTCTTCTTTGCGTGATTGGTTTAGTAAGAGTAAGTCTAGTGATGGTAAACCTGGTTGGGTTCAATTGGGTGGGAAATACGCTGGAAAACCTTGTGCAAAGCAACCAGGTCAAAAGACCAAACCCAAGTGTGGATCCAGTAAAATGTCTGCAAATTTGAATGATAAGGAAGAGAAAAAGGCATTTAATAGAAAGCAACGTCAAGATCCAAATCCAAATAGAAAAGGGAAGGCAATCAACGTGAAAACAGAATCTCATTCAAACTGGAAACAAGACCTAAATCAACTAGATGAAATTGCTCCTATTGTCGCAATTCCTCTTGTCGCTGCAGGTGGATATGCTGCATATAAGGGTTTACAACATCTGAAAAAGAAAGCAGATTCTGCATTAGATGATGCCAGACAAAATGCTACTATTAACGGAAAACCGTTTGGTGCTGGTGCTAGACAAAGAGCAATTGAAAAGGCTGCTGGCGCAAAACCAGGAACTTTGGATCCAAAAATGCAGAGACTTAGAAACTCATATGAACCAGAAGGTGAAATGGTTGATGAAAATGCATTTATGAATAAGGTTAGATCAACTGTTGTCAACACTGGTAAAACAGTTGGTCAAACCGTTGGAACAAACAGGGCAGGTCCTATCGGCGGAATGATTGGTCGGAATAGAGGTGGAAAAGTTGCTGGAAAAGCATTTGATCAAACTACTAGCGGAAATGTTGGTGGGGCAATCAATACCGTTAAAGATGCTTTGAAAAATTCCTATGAACCAGAAGGTGAACTGGTTGACGAAGGCAAGAAAGATGCCTGTTATCATAAAGTCAAGTCACGTTATTCTGTCTGGCCAAGTGCATATGCATCAGGTGCTCTAGTTAAGTGCCGCAAAGTTGGTGCTAAGAATTGGGGCAATAAGACCAAAAATGAAAGTTATGAGTTCTCCAACTGGAGAGATGATTTCCATGCAACTGAAGTAGAATCTATAGATTTGATTTCTAACGAACCACTTCAGCAATCTCAAGGTCTTGGAAGTGATATGCTTGATGAAGCAAACTCTAAACAAGAAAAAAAGAAAAAGAACTGTGGATGTGGTAAAGATCCCTGCAAAACTTATGGTAAGCAAGAGGTAAAGGAAGACTGGCAGAAATCAAACCGCAAGGATAATGTTGATGGTATGAGTCAAAAATCTGTAAATGCTTATAAGCGTGAAAATCCAGGTTCTAAGTTAAAGACTGCAGTAACTGGAAAAAATCCTACAGGTAAAGATAAAAGTAGACGTAAGTCTTTCTGTGCCAGATCGAATGGTCAGAGAAAGATGCATAATATTGATTGTTCAAAGACCCCAGACAAAAAAATCTGTAAGGCACGTAAACGCTGGAGATGTTGATTTAGGAGTTTTATTATGAGTGATAACATTTATCTTGGTAATCCGAATCTAAAAAAAGCAAATACTCCTCACGAATTTACAGAGGAGCAGGTCATTGAGTTTATCAAATGTAAGAATGACCCTGTTTATTTTGCAAGAAATTATATCAAGATTGTATCTCTGGATTATGGTCTTGTTAATTTTGATATGTATCCTTTTCAAGAGAAGTTGATTCAAAACTTCCATGATAATAGATTTAATATCTGCAAAATGCCACGACAGACTGGTAAGTCTACAACGTGTATATCATATCTTTTACACTATGCAGTTTTTAACGATAATGTTAATATTGCAATTTTGGCGAACAAGGCATCTACTGCAAGAGATCTTCTTCAAAGATTACAACTTGCTTATGAAAATTTGCCAAAGTGGATGCAGCAGGGTATTATATCTTGGAACAAAGGTAGTTTAGAACTTGAAAATGGATCCAAAATTTCATCTAACTCTACTTCGTCATCTGCTGTCCGAGGCGGATCCTATAATGTCATCTTTCTTGACGAATTCGCGTTCATCCCGAATCACATTGCTGATGACTTCTTTGCCTCTGTTTATCCTACTATTTCTTCTGGACAAAGCACAAAGGTAATCATTGTATCCACGCCACGCGGTATGAATCATTTCTACCGAATGTGGCACGACTCAGAAAAAGGTAAAAATGAATACATTCCAACTGATGTTCATTGGTCCGAGGTTCCTGGAAGAGATCAAGTATGGAAAGAACAGACGATTGCTAACACATCAGAACAGCAATTCAAAGTCGAGTTCGAGTGTGAGTTTCTTGGTTCTGTCAATACCCTTATAAATCCGGCAAAACTCAGGAATCTAGTCTATGAAGATCCCATCCAAAGAAACGCTGGATTAGATATTTACGAAAAACCAAGACCAGAACACAATTATCTTATGACTGTAGACGTTGCTCGTGGTTTGGGTAATGACTACTCTGCATTTGTAGTGTTTGATATTACAGAATTTCCTTACAAAATTGTAGCAAAGTATAGGAATAATGAAATCAAACCAATGTTATTCCCAAATGTGATTCAAGAAACTTTAAAGGGGTATAATAATGCTTGGGTATTGATTGAAGTTAATGATATTGGTGAGCAAGTAGCAAGTATTCTTCATTATGATTTAGAATATGAAAATATGCTAATGGCAGCAATGAGAGGTCGTGCTGGTCAAGTTGTTGGTCATGGATTTTCGGGTAAAAAATCTCAAATGGGAGTTAGAACAACAGCGCAGGTAAAGAGACTTGGTTGTTCAAACTTAAAAACTCTTTTAGAAGATGATAAGTTGTTGACTCTTGATTATGATATCATATCTGAACTTACGACGTTTGCTCAAAAACACAATTCGTTTGAAGCGGAAGAGGGATGTAATGATGACTTGGCAATGTGCCTTGTTATCTTCTCTTGGTTGGTAGCACAAGATTACTTTAAAGAGATGACGGATACTGATGTCCGTAAAAAAATTTATGATGAGCAGAAAAATCAAATTGAACAGGATATGGCACCATTTGGATTTTTAGATGATGGAATTAATGGTGAAGTTTCATTTACAGATACTAATGGTGATCGTTGGCATACTGATGAATATGGAGATAAATCATATATGTGGGATTATTACTAGTGGACTTAGATAGTCAACTAAAATTAGGACATTTACTTCTTTACGAAAGAAAATGTAGAACTTGTGGTGAAATGAAAAATTTAGTTGATGGATTTTATAGGACTAGAAAAGATAGAGGTCCTGTCGTATCATCATACTCTTATGAGTGTAAAGATTGTACTAAAAAAAGAGTTAAAAAGGATAGTAATGTTTGGGAATATCCAGATTGGTAGACTTCACGTCTAGATTCCCCATTCAAAATGCCC